GATGTCAAGAAACCACTCGCCCTCCCATAACTTAAAGCGAGTTTGCACGGCTTGAACTACTGCATCCGTGCTATCTTTCAAATAATTTGCAAGTCCACTTCCAAAAGTAAAATCTCCATTAGTATCTAGTTGTCTATAAGTCATTAGTTTGGTGCTCCTGTACTTCCGCTTCCTGCGCTTACGCCTGAGTGAGTGTGAGTATGAAGGGATGTCCCCTGTCCTTTAACGTCCCCCGTAACTGTCAAATCTCCGTTTATAATAGTATGGGTTGCCGTGATCGAAATCGCCCCTGATACTAAACTTATTTTAGTGCTACCATCAAACGTGCGAACTTCCACGGCTGTCGTTGAATAGTTCTGGATAACTCTCGCTTGACTATTAAAGCCTATAATCGCCATTCCATCGCTTAGATCGTGCATTCGTTGTTCCGCCTGCGGTTGTACGCCGCCCATCGACCACCATCCATCTATACAGCGAGAAGAGAAAACAATTAAACACTCACTTCCTTCAAGATTTGGCATAGTGACGACAAACCCCGATCCGCCGAAACTTTGAAACGGAACATCAACTAAAACGGGCAGATTTACATCAGATATATAGCCATCATCATCAGTTATTTTTCCCATAATTGTCGGCTGTGCGGTTAGCGTTTGTTTTGCGTAATTTACGGTTAAGATCTTAGCAGGCAACGCCGTCCAAAGTTTTGCCTGCACGCCTTCAATAGCACTTCTCAGTGTTTCTTGTTCATCGTTGAGTCGTTCTTTTGCGTGTATCATATTATCGCCTTTTTCTTCTTACTCTTTTTTTTGCCCTTAGCTACCTTTTTAATCGTTGCATCTACATCTAAGCAAACTATCTCGCTGTACCAATCCGTACCGTAAGTGTCGCCCACAAAGCTCGCACCGATAATTTTATAAGACCCATCTTTTGCAACTAAAGCGAGTTTATCTGTGTCTGTACCATCAACGGGCGGGTTTTTACTTGTATCCGCTTTCTTTAACTGTATTTTAGCCAAAGCCACATCCGCCTCATTAATTACAACGTGAGCCCCTATTTTTAACATCGGATTGAGTAGAGCTTTTGCGTTTATCCCTTTTGTTGATTGTTCAGCCCCGCCGATTAATCCGCTTTGAGAGTTTAGTACAACGGCTTGATTTGGTAACAGTGAAATTTTACCGAGCACCTGTAGCTGTCCGTCTTGTATGCTCCAATCTTGATCGTTGGAATATGCAGAAGTCCTTAAAACATCTTTAGCGTGTCCGTACATAACTTTACCGCGTGATAACTTCTGCCCCGCTGTGTCGATATGACCTACCCCTACACCCATCGCTTTTGATGCCACTGCGATATGATCGCTTTGTGAACTGCCAGCGGATAAAGTAACATTCACTATCGCACTGTTATAAGCTTGGTCACCATCGCTTGCAGATATCATCACGTATGTGTCTGTTCCGACTTCACGTCCTCGTTTGCTTTGCGTAATTTCGCCGTCAAAGATTACGCCATAATGATCTTGATATCCCGCTTGCAAAGTCACGCGTGTAAATTCATTTATGATTTGATTTTCTGTCTCTTGTGCTAAATTATAAATCTTTATTTGCGCTTGATTTGGTGTTTCGTTTTCCGTCTTTCTTATCTCAAACGAAATTCGAAGTTTTGACAAATCAAGCGCATCGCCTTGACCTGAAACGATTAAGCTACAATATCTCATCCATTGTTGCATTAGATACTCGTTACAAAATAAAGATTTGTGTCAGTGCCGAGATTGTCATAACTTGGAACGTCCGTACTGCCCGTATTGATAACATACAAACTACCGCCGAAGCCTAGATTTGCGTGTGGCTCTAGCAGGTCTCTTCCGGTTGTCAAAGGAATATTACCAATTAAAGGATTATTATCCACATCTGCTATATCAAGTATCCAGCCTTGCTTTTCATTCCATTTTGCGGTTAAATTATAATTTATCCCATTTATCGGAATAGAAAAAGTTTGCGGGATATTAGTTAGTGGTATTTGAGATACTGTCATTTTAAAAAAGCCCTTTTATCTTGCTCAAAATAGAGCCGTTGTCAGTTTTCTGAATTGTTCCTTTGTCTTTAGTAGCCTTTGCTCCCGTCTTTGCAGTGCCGCCCGTTTTTTTTGCGTTCTTGTGTTTTGCTCTCGGCGGTACATTTGTAACTACAACATCAACTATTATAACCTCTCTCAATTCCCCAGATATTGATAACACGTTCTCAGTGTGTTGATCCGTGGTAGAGCTTAAAGATATCAACTGCATATTATTATAGATGCGCTTTGGAGTCATCACGTCAAAAAGGGCTGTGCTTGCTTGTAGGTCTAAAAGCTTTTTGTAAGTAGTGCTCAAATCTGACGTGCTTCCCGCTTTAAACATCATAGAAAGTTTTAAAGATATAGGCTTTCTATATTTATGATCGCTTATTGATGCGCCTTGCTGTACGGGATGCGCTGTAACCTCCCAGCTGTCAATCGTGCTTTCACTTATGACTAAATCTGGGATAATGTTTCCTAAAAGTCTTCCGCCTTGTGGGATTATGCTTGCCATTATCTCGCCCTACCTGTCATATTTCGCGTCATTTGTGCGTTGACGTGCGTTTGTTGTGCCGCCACTGCTTGCGCCGTTGCTTGCGGACTTTGCGCGCCGTTGATGTGCATCGTAGTATTTTGTTGTACCGTTACGTTCTTAGCTACATCTGCGCCGAGGGGATGCCCTGTAATAGATCCCTCGATTTTATGAAACGAGTCGCCAACCATTCCCGATATTTTGTCTGTAATTCCAGAAACTATCGCCCACTTTTTCTCAAACCAATCGAAAAATTCGTGAAACCATTTTTTGACCACATCCCAGTGCTTAACGAGTTCATAACCAGCCAAAATAAGCGCAGAAATAGCAATAATAACCAATCCTATAGGATTCATTGTCATAACTACATTGAACGCCATTTGAGCCGCCGCCGCAACCTTTGACGCAATTGCCCAAGCCATAAATAAGCCTTTTGTAATTGTTATAGATGCCGCCAAAAGACCCAAACCCCCAACAACTGCTTTAATCGCCGTTCCTGTGTCACTACCCCAATCAATAGCACTCTCTCCACCCTCTTCCCACGTTTTCCAATCATCATAAAGTAACAATAACGCCGCACCTAGTGCAATGATTAGACCTATCGGCGAAATAAGAAACGATAAGTTAAACATTTTCCACGCAGCAGTTAAGGCTAAAATCTTAAACAGCCATCCGTGTGTTTCCCTATTTGCTTTCATAATAATATCGATCACGGGTTTGATTAATTCGCCCATCAGCTGAAACGCTCGCCCCGTAAGTCTTGCAACTGATGAACCGATAGATACAACCGCCTCTAAAATCGGCTGTAATGCGTCCTCGATTTGCTTTGCGTTATCCATTATGAAGTGGCGTGCGTTCTCGATAGCTCTCGTTACGTTTTCTATACCCGCTTGGATACCCGGCATCATACGAACGGCGATTGATTCGCGCATTTTATCAAATAACATTTTTACAAGATTAATTTCGGTTTGCATTCCGCGCCAAGCACCGCTAAACTGCTTTGACTGTGCAATTGCTTTTGATAAGTCAAATCCAGTAGCCGAATCAATATTCTTAAGCTCCGAGGATATTTTTGCAGTCGTGCCGAACTCATCGTTAAACATTTTTAGGAGTTTTGGATCAAGTCCTAGTTTATCCATTATACGTAGCTGTTGAGCACGGCCAAGACCGGCCATTTTTACTTTTAAATCTTCCATAACGTCTGTAGAAGACCGCATTTGACCGCTTGCATCTGTTACAGCTATTCCGAGTTTTTCAAAAACAATCTTAGCTCGACCGATTCCCATCGCCGCGTCTGCTACGTTACCCGCAAAGTTTTTTAATGATGCAACAGAGTCCTCTGATTTGATACCCATTATCGTAGCAGTGTTGATAAAGTCATCTATAGCATCAGCGGTGGTGTTGAGTTGTTTAGCCAATAAAGAAAGTTGCACATTTTCAGCGGCGATCTCTTGAACGCTATGCACCACTTCAACAGCCACGGCCGCCATAGCTGCACCAAACCCAGCGATACGAATAGCGGCAGAATCTAATCCGCCCATAAACTTAGAAAGGGAATGTTCGTCTACGTTGAAGCCGAGTTTAACTAAAAATTCTTGTATTGCTTCTGCGCCCATTTTATTCCCTTTCTAGTGATTCACTGTATCTTCGCTCATTTTCATTTTTAACGTCTATAGCATCGTTCATTATAAGTATATCCTCTAAATCAAGAGTACCATCTTTAAGACTTTCGTATTTACACATACCAGCGAGCACTGGGCGCATTAAAACGTCCATACCCTCGCCTATTTCGATATATGTTACGCTTGTTTCGTCACGTCTGACATCAAGGCTTCTACGTTTCCCAAAAAACCGAAATTCTCCATCGCCGAAGCTTTTGCAAGTTGAAGTATATCGAGCATATCGATATCTTGATAAGCGATTGCACCGTTTACCACTACACTTGACCACACGCCAGATTTGCCGCCATCTTTACGTTTCACGCCATCGAGTAATCCAATTAAAACATACTCAAAATCTTCGTCTTTTATGCTTCCGATATTGTTAAAGATCGACTCTACTTTTTCCCCACCTGCAAGGATAGGCAAAACGCGTCTTGCAATTTGCATCTGCTTAATCGCCGAAGGAATTTTTGAGACCGAGTATGAAATACCGTTTAAGGTTAAATCGCACGCCATCTTAATACGCGCCTAGTGTTGGAGAAGTTCTACCGCAGTCGAAAGTCCAAGAAACACTTTTTGCCGCTAAAGCATACTCTAAGTTCGGCGTTTTCTTAAATGCGCATTTCGTTAAGTTTATGATCTCGCCCGTTTGCAGAATTGAAACCGTAATTACATTATCACCCCACAATGATGCTGATGCACTTTGAGTATTATACATAGCCATCAAAAGCGCATTTACTGGACTTGTTTTTAACAAGTTAATAGTAACCGTTGACGCTGAAGATGGGTTAAGAGAATGCATAGGCGTACCATCAGCCCCGATTGTCATTGTATTTTTATCCGACACCGCTGCAATAACGATTCCCTCATCCGCTGCACCTGCTCCACTTGCAAGGCTAAACGCCCCACCAACTCCAACTATCGCCGCATTTACATCTTTAAAACTATAAGCTGCCATCTTTTATCTCCTTATCTATTTACGTTAACAGTGATAGCCACTGAATGAATTGCACC